GCTTGATTTATAACGGTCTTGTCATGAAAATCTTTAAGAGACAACGAGATCTTAAAGGAAGGAGGGCCAGGATTACTGCGAACGATAGGATTAGAACTTCGGAGATTCTTTTCGTATTGAGGATTAGGAACTTCAACGTCAAAACGCTTATCCCAATTACGCGAAAGCTCGTTGGCGGTGTCGAGATTATCAAGACGAAGCGATTGAATCACCTCACGAGCTTGATCGCCAAGAATCTGATTAAGTGCACCCTGCGTATTCATCATAAAAGCCTGAGCGGACATCAATCTACCTAAATTCTCGTTCTCAATATCCAAACGCTTAACCTCTGCGGCAATTAAAGCAGCTTGATTTTTTTTCTCATCGATAGCACTCATAAGGGTAGAATCAGAAATAAATCGATTATTCTTTTCTATATCCTCCTGAACCTTAAGAACATCGCGGGCGGCTAAATTATGCTTAGCGAGTGCTTCATCAAGGGCTACACGAGTTTGAGCCATAAGGGTATATAATTGATTTCCAACGTTTTGATCACTAATCGATTGGGCCTCGGCGTTATCACGATTAGCGGCGGCGTCATTACGATCGATCGTAGACCGCGCAATCATGTTTTGCGCAACGGCGGTAGGATCGGCGGCAGCAAAACCTCCGGGAGAAATAGCCGCGCCGCCCGAAGGACCAGAGGCAGAAGGCATCGACGCAGAACCACCCGACATAGTAGCGTTAACACCGACGCCCGAAGAGCCAAGGACAGCCGCGGGAGTAACACCAGCCTTCAGATAACGATCGAAAACCTTCGTAGGATCATTATAGGCGTTCTCATAATCGAATTGTTTTTGCCAATTAGCGTAGGAGAGCTCCGACTGCTTTTGCATTTGCTCTAAAGCATATTGCTGTTGAAGCTTCATCTGCTTTTGTTGAAAACGCCATTGACGACGGGCGTTCATGCCTCCAAAAAGCTGCCCAAGGGCGCCAGTGATCAAGCCGGTAGTGCCCGTAGAGGCTGCTGACTGACCAAGAGCCTGACCAAAGGATGCGGCGGCAGCAACAGGGATAGCCATATTATATACGAGTTAAATTGTTAGAACGAATGATATAATCAACACGCACAGTATCGATATGAACACCGCTACGCTGCATCCTGGCTTGTGCCGAACACGAGGCGAGAAAGAAGGTAGCCAATGCGGCAATGATGGACGAAACAAGCGTCCAAAAAGCTTTTGACTTATAAAAGGGTTGTTTAGTATCAGACATAGGAGTAGGAATTAAAGAACGATAGAAAAATGCGCGGCCTCTCCTGCAGTCGTTACCAATAACCTTTAGCAATTCACGAACTCTTGCAAAAGGGGTCCGCGCACGTAACATATATCGTCAAGTAAAGAAAGAGCTATTTTTCTTCAGGATTAGAGGGATCAGAGGTAGGTCTCGACCTATCCAGCTCTAAATCAATGAGTTCCTGACCGACCTCGAGGCCATCGAACTTGTCCATACGAGAGTAAGAATTAGGGTCGAAATCGATTTCAGGGTTAAACTTTTCGCCCTTATCAAAATCAGACGAAGAAGCCTCAACGTCGGGGCGACCAGGAAGAACGTCGACGGAACCCGAACCATCGAGAACGGATAAAATACGCTGGCCACGCGAAATATACGCGGGAGCATCCTCAAGTAACCAATCAAGTGGCATAGTATCAAGAGTTTAACGATTAGACAAACGAGTTGCAAAGGTTTTGTTAATAAGGTTCTTCTTCTGTACCGAGTAGGACATATTTATAAAGAAATTGTCCTCAACCCTGGATGAAAAAGGAGAGTTAACCTGCGCCATATCGGCAAAAAGCATCGGGTAGTAATGAGACGTAGGCAAATCACCAGGGCCATCGGAGAGCTTAGCGGAGCGCTGTTGCACCCAATAAGCGTAAAGAGGAGTATTAGGCGCGCCATTAACCTCCGGCATAGGGTAAGCCTGGAGTTGCCCAAGAACCTCGTCATAGGACGATCGAAACTCATTAAAGCACGGTTCGGAGGCGGATGTAGCACGCGCGTTTCCGTTGAAAACTATCCGAGCCGAAGGAACATCCTGATAGCCAATGTCATTATAAATAGGATTAAAATAGTCAGGACCCATGTAGTTAAGATAGTCCGGCTTGACAAAACTCCAGTAATAAACAGGTCGAATACTCAACATGTCAATCATATAGCCAGGTTCACGGAAGTAGTAAGACTGTCGGCGACCAAGGCGATCGTTAAAGGCGATAGCGCCGCCCTGCTGGCCCAAAGCCGGAAAGCCTTCCTCGGATCCAAAATTATTGGCACCAGCTTGATTCATGATAACCTGCACGTTGACGGTCTGCGAGGCGCTAAACAGAAGCTTCGGCCTATCGACGTGCTCAATCTTCGACGCGAAAAACGTTTCCAGCCAGTCGCTGTAACGATTGCCTCCAGCGCCGAGGAGGTCTTTATATTCCTGAAGCCGCGAAGCAATGGCCAGCTGGGGGATAGTGGTAACGCCAGACATCGAAACAGCGGAGGACGAACCTACAGGAATGAGACGACTAAATCGATCAGGATTCGAGGGAACGACCGCCATAGGATGAGCGACCAAAAAATAAGACAAGGCAGAATTGGCGGTATTTACGGTAGTCGCATCAATCTGGGATTTAATACCGGTAGTTCCAAGCAGACCGGAACCCGGATAAGTGGCGTTAACAGGAAAACCATCTCCGGTGCTACCCATACTATCTAAATCCGAACAAATAATCTGGAAGAAAAGATTACCACGATTAAACGTATTATTGGTGGAGGAAACAGACGAGGGATAAAATTGGCTCTCGAAAAATGCATCCAAAAATTCAAGGTTTCCGTAACATTGCGTAAAAAACCTCGAGTCAGTCGGATTATCGGCGTCAAGAGCGAACGAAGAATTAGAATAAAGAAGCCTATTCGCCATAGGCCACGCGAAGGAATAGAGGCCCCACTGCGAATAACCGTAATAATTTCGGACTATATCCCAATAAGCCAAATAAGTATCGGCGTTAGACCATTGCGTCATCGAAGCGTTCGACGGAAGCGCCACAGAGACCAAAGGAGTCCCGCCTATATTACTTTTATTCCCAACGCGAAGCCAAGAAAAAAGGGAATTTATGTACGATGCACCAAAGCGGTTAGAATTGAGTGCGCCGGTATCGGTCATGGTAGAGCAAATCCAATTCGTACTCAAGTCATTCATATCAAACTTGCTACTATTCGTCCTCATCTCAGGATGATAAAGTTGAAGCGGCACCCAAAAACGATGAAGTCTAATAGTGTAGGGGTTGAATGTCGGAACGGCCAGAGGGTTACTACGAACGTCGATGCCTTGTTCGATGGAAACACGGTCGCGAGCGTTGATAAAATCAATTCGCACGGGATATAAAATACCCGCTGTGCACGTAAAGGCTTTACTCTCAGGAACGTCGTAACGAGAGTAGCCGTTAACAGCATGTGAAATAAAAGGTTGTTTTCCCATAAATTAAGTAATTAGTTGAAGTTTATAATGATCCTGCCAGAATCGGAGGATGTCCAAATTCAGCCAGGTAGGGGGATCAAGATCGGGCATCTCGCGAGAGGATGCGGCGAAGCGCATCATCTGCTTCTGTTCCCACGTATATGTCTCTCTACGGGATACGGAGGAATCGAGGCCGAACCTCTTAACGCACAAAGACACAATATGCCGAACCAAAGAAGACTTGCTAAAACGTGCATAGCTATCAGCAGAGGTAATCGAACGCATAACTTCGTCTTCCGGTTTAAAATACCGAAAATAGTATCGAGGAATCGAGTAGCTATAATTGACATTATTTGAAATGCTAAAATAAGACCACGACGAAGTAGAGGCAGAAGGGCGAGGCTTATAGCCAAGATAGTCACCAACGCCAGCAGATATGAATTTTCTCGTATAACGGCGATGCTGGAGGAGGACAGCCAAAGGTGTAGATTTTCCATTTAAAGTAACGAATTTATCCGAGACATCCTCGGGGTTGAACTGAATTTGTTTAGTAACGTATTTGACGACATATCGCGCACGCTTATGAGTTCCTTTTCCCAACCATACAAAACCAAGGTCGCCAACGGCCGATCGAATCTCGTTGTACAGGCAATTCGTTCCGAAAAGAAAGCCGTGGAAATGAAGACGCGGCTCCGATCCTATTTCCGGATGAGTGCCGAACTCTTGGAAAAAAGCATGCTTAAAGGAATGACCTATTTTGTGGCGAATCCGCTCATTCCATCGTCGAATAAACTTAGACGGATCGAGCAGCGCATCGTTGTAATATTTAGGAGCAATAGTGATAGTAATAAATATAGCCTGCTGACTTTCGGCCTTACAGCGAGCGAGCTCACGCTCTAAGCGAACGAACCAATCATTGCGCTGGCGGCGCAGGCAATCTTCGCATCTTCCGCAAGGTATCATAAGCCACTGGCGCGCAATGTCCCAGGGGCGGAGGGCTAAAGCAGACTTAGCGACGTCAGAACCGTTGCGACAAGGATTCTTTTTATCGAAATAACGCCGATTGCGTATCCATATAGGAGAAGAGCAGGCCATTAGAAAAAACTTCGAAGACAATCAAATTTAATATAGGGATTAGTGCGTCGACAACGAACGAGATAATCATTCGCAGCGGACTCGTCGGCGAACCAAGCAATAACAACTCGCTTTTTGCCACGGTATGCGGCGATAGAGTAGCGAAGAGGAGTACTATTGATAATAGGAGAAAACTTAGGTCTGAAATCAAAATAATCCATAGTCTTAAAATATTGTCTTGTATTAAAAAAAAAAGCCCGCGGGAGATCTTCTCCCGCAGGGTCGATAAACTACAGAACTCTTCCACCAAGCGGGCGGGTGACAATTTTAGTTCCCTTTCCCTTCTTCTTTCGTCGCGCTTTCATCGTCGTTAAGATTAGATTCAAATACAAGAACGATCGTATTATCAAAGAACTCGATACTGAAACAAGGAAGATCCCCGCAGGAAGCGATAAGATTAGTAATTTCCGAGTGATCGATGTAAAGCGAATCACTGATGGACGAACTTCTCAGAAACTCTGCGATAGGAAAATCAGCGATAGCGCTAAAAGGAAGAGGTTCGAACTGGTGATCGTTGAAACGACCTACCTGAACGAGGTCGATTTTGAGAGCCGGGCTAACACGGCGGATGACAACATGAATCTGTGACATAGTAATGTAATTTAAAATCGTACTTTAAGTTTAGCACAAAAGCACTCCCAAGCGTCGGATTGCCTCTTCCAAAAATCAGAGCCTTCGGGCGTCCGAATGAACGGGAAAGCGGTGGAGATGAGGAATTCAGAACTCAAGGCAGAGCAGTCGAGGATGAGATGAATGTGGGAGCGCAATCGATCACGAAAGCTCTCACGAGATGGGTTAGCGAACTCGTAGTTAGCTTTAAAGGCGGAAAATACGCCTCGACGGACAAGCCACTCGGTGAAAGCGTACTCAATGACATCGATCGACAGATCGTCGATTCTGGACTTGTTTTTTACCTTTTTCATAGCAATGCGGTTATTGGTTTACAGCGCAAATATACAACAAAAAACGGAAACTCAAAAAAAAACGAAAAAAAACAGCACCTTTAACGAGTCCTACGAGTATTATTATACGAATTCGAATGACCGCTACGGGACATCTCCGTTTTCGCGTAACCAACAACGTTTCCGCTCGAATCATAACGAGTCGTGAGGGAAGTTCCGGCAGAGCTATTCGAAGATCCTCCAGCAGAAATAGTCTTAGACGCACGCGACATGCCTCCACGAATTATGCCTGCGCCGGCGATACTGGCGGCCGCACCAACCAAAGCTTTAGTAATTTCAACATACGGGTCAATCTTCGCATTGCGAAGGGCGATGCGGGCCTGCTCGGGAAGAAACTCAGAAGCATTCGCTTGATTTATAACGGTCTTGTCATGAAAATCTTTAAGAGACAACGAGATCTTAAAGGAAGGAGGGCCAGGATTACTGCGAACGATAGGATTAGAACTTCGGAGATTCTTTTCGTATTGAG